GAAACGTTTTTGAATGAGGCGTGTGTGGAAGATGCTAGGGACAAGTTGGTGTCATATCAGCGAGATTCAGTTGGGTTGGCTGAACAGGCTTTTGCGGATTGGTCAGCTCAGGTTCCTCCTGGTAGGCTGAAGTCGGTTAAGGAGTCTTTGGAGACTGTATCAGCTAGTTTGGGAGACATGGATGTTAGTGAGTATTTGTTTATGCTCAAGAGCGATGTCAAGCCTGATTTGACTGTGAAACCGATTGAGAGTAGGATTGAGCCTCAAGTCATAGTGTATCACATGCGGGAGTTGAATGCTTTGTATAGCTCAATTTTTCGTGTGTTGGTGCGAAGGTTTCTTTCGTTGTTGAAGCCGAACTATCACGTCAACTTACTCAAGGATATGGTGGATGTGGAGGCATTCATAAGGAGTGTGCATCCTTATGGCGCTTCGGTCAAGTATTTGGAAAATGATTTCTCCAAGTACGATAAGTCTCAAGGTAGGTTTGTGTTTAGGCTTGAGGCGTATGTTTTCGTTCAGTTGGGTATGAATGATGAATTGTTGCACAAATGGGTTGTTGGTCACGTGGATTGTTCGCTACGATCACTCGCTCTTGGTATATCGCTACATGTTATATACCAACGTAAGTCGGGGGATAGTACTACTGCGTTTGGGAACGTGCTAGCTAATATTCTTAGCGTTACCCATGCGTATAAGGGAACTAAGGTGATATGGGCTGTGTTCATGGGGGATGATTCCTTGGTGTGCGCGTCGCATGTGGCTAATACGGGTGTTGCTGCTAGAGTGTTGGCTGAGGTTTTCAATTTAGGTGCAAAGACCTATGTTACTGAGGCCCCGTATTATGCATCTAGTTTCTTGCTTGTATCGGATCGTTCGGAGTCTGTTGCGTTGATTCCTGATCCGTTGAAGCGTGTGGCTAGGTGGTCAATGTCCGTGTCTGCAGATGATCCACAGTGGCACGAGAGGTATGTGTCGGCAGTGGATTCCATGCGCGTGTATATGAATTGCTTCAATACTGTGGGTTTGGAGCGAGCTGTGTCGTTGCGCTATCCAATTGAGTTAGGTGATGTTCGTGGTGTGGCTGCGGCTGTAGCTACGTTGGTTAGCAGTGAAAAGAGTTTTAGAGGTATTTGGGAGGGTTCTCCTGAAGAGTCTGTTTATTGAATTTGGTCGGTTGTTTTTCCCGTAATACAAGGGAAAAAAAA